GCTAACACCCAACTTAGCAGAAGAAATACCTGTGGTTGAAGAACCAGCAGCACCGTCTGCGAAGTTTGCGTTTGCGAACACATGTCCACGCGCAGTTGCCGCGCTAGTTAGCGAAGCGTCTGAACATATAACAAATGTTTGCATTGGGTTGTCATACACGAAAGCTTTGACGGGATGGTTAGAATCCGCGCCAGAACCAGGCCAGTTGTTTGAGAAAATTTTCTCACCACTGGTGGACGAAACGTATTCGCAACCCCAGAAAACACCCACGAGACCAACAGTGCCCCCAGTAGCCGCGCCAACTTTGTCGATAAAACCAGTTGAAAGCGGGATAACAGGAGAGCCTTGAAAGATCGTGTTTGTATTTCCAGAGGCGATACGATACTCGGTCGCACCAGTAGTGTTAGCAGCCTGACCGACTACTCCAATCGGGCGTAACCCGAATGCACCGTTAGTGTTTGCCATAGTAGCAATCCTCTAAGTTAGTCGGCGTCTCGTCTTGATCCGCCGAACGTTACACGACTTTGCCGATTATTTTGTATCGGCATTGAAGGATGTTGTTCCTTCATAAGGTCCTGATCTACAGCTACCATCTGTTCGCGGGTTCGGCTCCCGTAATACTCGTTTCTCTCTTGGGCTGTTTCGGCAGGAATACGGCACAGCATCAGACCACCTTGTCCTATGACGCCCTCGTATCGACCTTCGTCAATAGTTGGAGCTTCGTAGTCTGGATATTCATCTTTACGGACGGGTTCCCATCCTTCACGCAGCTTGGAGTTGACATTCATTTTGTCTTCCTCGCCACGCATTGCGACTCTTATCCAGCGATGCACGAACCCTTCAGGAGGGGGTGGTGCAGCAAGATGACTGGGCGGTGCCCATGGTGTTCTGCGCGTTTCAGTTTCGCGTGTCGCGCTTTTGCGCGGTGTTCTAGTGTCAGCCATTATATCACTCCTTTACATACTTGGCGTATTCTTCGAGAGGTACGCCCAGTTTTTTCGCAATCGCTACTTGTGAGTGCGATAACTTGACCGACCTGCGCCCCTGTTTGTTAGTGCGGGATGCGGAATTACCAGCAGATGCGACCTGATTTCCACCCGATTTCTTAGTCGTATTAAACTTGTGCGGAAACTCCGAACGAATACGACCATCTATTTCAGTATAATACTCATCGCTGTTCGGGTCAAACCCTTCTTCTTCGACAAGTTGTTGATGTAGCGTAAAAGCAGCGGTGGTCATGATCTTATCGTTGCCAAACCACTCGTTCTTTTCAGCCCAGTCTTTAGCCTTTGGATCAACCTTTGCAGGGGTTTGAGCCTGTTGTGGCTGCGCTTGTTGTTGTGGCTGCGCTTGTTGTTCGACCTGCACTTTTTGTTGTTGATCGACACGACTTTTTGCTGCTCCATACCGTTGTTTATCCACTGCAACTTGAGCAATTTGCTCTTGTGCAGCAAGCATTGCGTCTGAATCACCTGCTTCGTATGCCTGTTTATACGCAGTTTTTGCAGACTGTTCTTGTGTAGATAAACGGTTTCCATACTCGTTTAAGTATCCGTTATCTAATTGTTGCACTCGACCTTTAAGTTTATTGTTTTCATCCAACAACTTTTGCGCCATTCGCACCGCTTCTTCACGGTCACGTTGTTCATTTCTATAACGCTCGGTAAGTTTTTTGATACGTTTCTGTACCTTCTCACCGTAATCTTCGAGTTCGTCATCACCTTCAGCAGCAGCTACCTCAGTCTTTTTCTCAACCTTTTCTTCTGCTTTAGTGTCTTCTTTTTCTTCTTCTACAATAATTTCTTGCTCTTCAACTTCTTGTTTTTCTTCAGCCATAATCCTGCCCCTATACTTGTTTCACATCATCTGGTTCTAAAATTGTAGCAATAACCTCATCATCATTAATGATGCGGACTTCACCGCCGTCAATTTTAAAACGAGAACCTGAGTATCTACCTATGCAAACCCATTGACCTTCTTCACACCAAGGTGCTCCATCAGGCCCGAACTTGTTTGGATCCTTGTATGCCAAAGGTCCTATTCGAAGAACGTATGCTACTACAGTAGCAATCGATTCCCGTTCTCGAACTTCGTCAGGAATGTATAAGCCGCTCGAAGTTTTAGATTTGCCTTGATACGGCATAACTAAAAGCCGCCAACCAGTCGGTTGTGGCAAACGTTCAAGTAACGGTTTATCTAAAAGGGATGGCTCTAGTACGCGCTCCTGTGCATCCACATACGCGCTATCAATTGCAACACCAGAGACTTCAGCTTTTGCAGCGTCTTTCTCTTTGTTCATTTTCTGCGCGACATGGTCAGGAAGATATAAAGTCTTCGACATCGTCTACGTTTTTCTCCAGCAGGGACTTGATTTCTTCACGAGCAAAAGAGAGTCCCCGTATCTCTCCTACTGACATTTTGTACTGTTCCCAATCTTTAACAGCACCATTAGCGAGGGAAAAAGATATATCCTTTTGCCGCTCTTCTAATTTTTTATACAAATATTTCGATAAGTCAATAACGTCCATTACATATTGTCCCTGTAGTCCTCTTGTGTACTATACATACTTTACACGTTTAGTCTATGAGTTCAAAATGTGGACCATCAATAAACGGACGTTTACCCTGCGACCTACGCAAATCAATGTAGGCATTCATGGCTTCTTCCATGGTTCCTTCCCACTTACGAATATCCATAGGATAACCTTTTTCTGGAACGGCCCATGCTGCTCCCCAACAAATAGGGACATTGAGATTGATAGCTGCTTCTTTGATTGCGTCAGCTAGATCATCGTACAGATTTAATTCCCAAGATGCCCTTGAGTTGACAAATGCCATAATATCAAAAGCTTTGCCCTCAAGATGTTTACTTTTTAAAGTTTTCGATGCGCCCTTTGCCAAAAGTTCTTTTTGCTCATCCAAAGTTCTCATCCCTTGAATCACTCCGAAATCGGTTTTTGTCAGTGTGATTGCCATTTTAACAACAGCCTGTAGCCTGTCATCAATACCCTCAAGCCTATCAAGGCTTCTTCTGCTTAGTTTGAAACTCATGTCTTTTCCTTTCTAAGACTTGCCGCCGACATAACCACCGACAACACCGATGATACCTGTCAATGACATCTGCAATAAGCCAATGATATTTTCATCTAACTCACCGCCATGTTCATTTGCCATGGCAAACTCATCATAAATAATAAGGCCCAGTATGGACATAAGTCCCACCGCCATAACTAAAACAACTATATCTTTTATATAACTCATTATTTCTTACCCATAAATTGTTTGCCGCCCCTTATTCCTATAGCCGCAGAGCATACAGCAAAAACCAACCAAGTGTACCACTCTGGTAATTCAGAGAGACGATCAAAGCCGTTTTTTACAACTTCTTCTAGACCAGGAATAAAACATAAAATCACTGGAATCATTACTACAATAGTTATAAATTCGTCTTTCCACGAGTTCTTTGTGCTCTCTGCCATAATCCTTTCCCAGTCGGCGGTAGAGGTTTCTTTTGACATCAAAATGGCAGCTTTACTTTCTGCCTCAACAAGTTTTAATTTTGCACTAGCTGCTGTTTTATCTGCCTTACCTTGTATCCAGCTTCCAGCAAGATTTGCTATTGGACCAATAGCGTTTCCTAATAACTGTCCTATCATTTCTCACCCTCCATACTCATGGACATTTTTTTATCCGCCTTTGCAGAGTAAGCATTGAACCCCATAAATGCAGCAACAACACCACTAGCAGCAATAACATAAACGGATGCGATATCTGTAATTAACGCTGCGGCCTGATCAAAACCAAGAACACTAGCAAGTAATATAATAAACGGATAAATTAACATCCCTGCCAAAGCAAAACCTGTAAATCTTCTTTCGGCATTACGTTTCAAATCACGGTCTATCATCTCTAACCGTCTATCTTCTAAAGCTATTTTATTCCATTCTACTTTTTCAATGACACCATTTCCGTTAGTGTCAGCCTTGTCGAACTCTGTCATTTGCATAATCCTGTACTATTCTTCGATCATAACCTAAAATAATTAATTTGCCAAACTTATCGTATGCTGCGAACTTCTTGCCTCGTTCTATTATTGTTGGCTGTTCACTTCTAGGCAGGTCACTTTCATTGAGTTGTGTGTTACCATTATCTTTGCTTTTTCTGCTTGATCGAGGCATTCCTGTTTGTCCGAATAAGTCCCTATTTGGTAATATTGTAATCGATCTGTACTAATAAAATGTAAAAAAACTAAAACGTAAATCATTACCACTGACCTCTACCTTTGCCTATAAAGTATATCACTGTCCCAAATATAACAAATCCAACTAAAACAATACAAATCCCAACACCCCAATTTATAAGGTTGTCTATTTTTTCTTGTCTCTTATATACCGCTTCTTTCTGTAAACGTCTTTGCTCGGCCTCAATGTTTACAATAGATTTCCAAGCACTTGGTCCATAATAAAGACTAATGTAGTCACGAAGCTCGTCACGCATTTCCTTGGCTTTTTGTTGAGCAGCCCATATTTCCACGGCGGAGGTATCAAATCCTGGTTTGACTTTTCTCCATAGTGGTGGGTCTTTGGCTTTATTTCCAAGGTAATCTAAATCAGAAACCGCTTTACCAAAATTTGATAAATCTCTACCTAGTTCTGAAATTTCTTTACCTACGGAAACCGCTTTTTTTATGCCATTAAAAGCGAGAGTACAGGCTGCGATTGCGCTTGCTGGATCTATCATCAGGCATTTCTACCTTCCGTCAGAATGAATGGGACTGCGTGTAAGGTACTCTAATGTATTTTCAAGGGTTTTTATACGGGCTTGTAATTGAACAATCTTATTGAACTGAATTAAAAAGCCCTCCATGTCATCATAAACTACTTCAAATTCTTCATATATTTCATCAATCGTGTCGCCACCATCTTCTTCGACTTCTGTAATATAGTCTATAATATCATCTATTCTTTCAGTATTCTCTTCGACATCTCGCATAAGATTGGTACGATCCGTTGCATTGTTCTCAATTGTCAGTGTGTTTACCTGCTCTGTAAGACTTTCAATTACAGACGCTTGAGAAGAAGCATACCATATACCACCGCCCACGGTTGAAACAATCGCTACTACCGCACTTGCAGCTACAGCTATGTTTACCTTGGGCAGGTCCATGTCTAACTCCGTTTGGAAACGGCTTGTCGTTGCACTTCAATCCGTTCACGATTTACTTGGTTTCTATTTCCAGCAATCTCTTCCTGACTTTCAATACGCGCTGCATCGGTTGCCGCTTGCTGTTGTAATTTTGCAGCATCCATCATGACATCCGCTTCGTCCGTTTGAGACTTACGCTGCAAGTCTTGTTGCTTGAGCGCAAGCTCCTGCATACGGATTTGTACAAGAGGATCAGCCATAGGATCTTGTCCTTGTGGTGTGATCTCCGCCAATGTCTCCTGCATGATCTGCATCTCCTGCAAGGCTACCATCTTCTCTACCTCGGCGGGATTCTGCATCTCTCTCTGAACTTCCATGATTTTTTGCTGCGCTGCCTGTGGATCTACTGCACCCATCTGAGCATTTAACTGCACCTGACTGATCAATCCTTGAATCTCTGTTATAACTAACTGACGTGCTTTCATGGCGATATGTTCTTGCAAGTGAGAATAGAATGTACCCATGACCTGTGGTGATGTCATAACCAATGGCGTCTTCATAAACATGACGTGGATCTTAATGTGTGCATCGTGATCCTGATCAGGAAACGCTTGCAACAACTGACCCATTAAGCCTTTGGCATTCTCCAAGGCAGGGTCCATAGGCTGTGGCTGCGGCGGCGGTGGGAGGATCTCATCGATGTTCTGAACCTCAAGGGCCTGATACATTCGACGATAAGCCGCATGCAGATTATGCATCTGAGGATTTGACTGAGCTAACTGCAATTGAGTTTGTGCTAACGTCACCCTTTGTGCCATGGAGAATATGTTTGGATCGCTGACAGGAATGATATCAACACGATCATCAAAGTCTGTAGCCTTGATCGATTGCTCCCCACCCGCAACCTGATATGGATATTCAGGCGGTAGGTTCTCGGCAATAATTCTAGCTAGAATACGGAACTCTGTTTTCTGTGCATAGTGCAACCGCTTGTGGATAGCAGACATAACTTTCATGCCACGTTCCAACATCGCCATGGTTGTACCCACAGGCGTCTCTTGGTTCATGTTGCTAACCTGTTGGTCAGCCAATGACACAAAGCGTCTACCGCCCTCGATCAACGCACCAAGCAGTTGTGCAAGCGTACCTGACGGTTCTTTGTATGGCAGCGGTATAATCGAGTCTCTGATGTTACCACCAGGAGCGTCAATGTCTCTCCACTCACCTGGCTGCAATGGCTCGTCGTCATTTCGTACTCGAACACCACGCGCCTTGAAACCTGCTGGCAAGTTCGCCAACGTACCTGCATCGATCAACTGACGAAGAATACTGGTCGCCGCACGGCCCAATCCACCAATCATGTGAATCAAACCGAAACCATAAAAACCAAGGCCAGGCATAAACCTGTAATGCACAAAGTATTGTTGCTTCTTGGCTAGTTCACTACCCTCTTCGAAGTTTCTTCGAATGCCTAGAATCTGTCCTGATGACTCGTCTATTGTAACTATATAAGGAAGTTGAATGCCTGTCGGCTCTCCCTCTGGAGACATGTCCTCGAAACCCTCAATGTCCAAGTCCACATGCATTTCCAAGATTGTATATACGTCATCCGCATACGTCTTGCTTGTGCCCTGTATCTCATCAACCTTCTCACGAACCTCGTCTGGCGCGTGATCACTCGAAGACAACTCCACATCGCGGTAAAAACCAGCAACCTGCATCTTACGAACCTGATTGTAATCCATTCGTAAAACATGCGTAACCCGAGGAGATGTTTGCAAATCACTTGCGTGATACGGTACAACCAAATCTTGAGCAGGAATAAACTTAGACACAGGCCGTTGTTTGGCCTCGTCGTAGTAAACCTTCTTAAATGTAGAACCTGATAGGGGTAAATAAAACAACAACTGATCCATATCAGGATCGAACTCTTCCATCACTTCCATGATTTGATAGTTCATAAAATTCTTTACGCGCTGGGCTTGTGCCTCACGCTCTTGGTTCTGCATGCCAAGGATCTGTGTTTGTACAGGTCCACCTGCTGGCAGTAGTTCCTTGTAGGCTTGCGCTTGG